GTAGTGGAACTAAAGATGCTTGTTATACTAAAGTAAAATCAAGATATTCTGTTTGGCCTTCTGCCTATGCCTCGGGGGCTCTTGTAAAATGCCGTAAAGTTGGTGCTGCTAATTGGGGAACAAAATCCGAAAGTACCGATGCGCTTGATGGTGATTGGCATACTCCAATTCGAGAAAGAGCAGATAGATATTGCCCAAAATGTGAAAAACTTGAAAGAAGAAGTGAATGCAAATACGGTTCAAGATATTGGGATATGTTTTCTTTACCAGCAGAGATAATCAGTTCAAAAAAAGATTATAATATAACAATGCCATATCCCGCAAATGGGGAAACAAATATAGATGAAAACTATCTACGAATACAGACTCGTGGGTCTACATATACTATACTAATAAATTGGAGAGGAAAATACATAACAACTCAAATGTTTTTCCAACAATTTACTAGACCAACAAAAACGGAAGTAACAAGAGAAATTAGAAAAGTTTATCCAAATGCAATTGTATTAGCATTCAATCCTTCAGCAAATGATCCAACCAAACCATTATTATTTACAGGAGAACCAAATGGACCCAAATCTTATTGAACTGACAAATCTAACTAAAATATTTGAATACGAAAAAATTTCAAGGGATTTGAATGAATGTAAAGATATTGAGTCACTTAAAAATATTTGTAAGTGTTATGTGAAGTTATATTTTAAACAACAAGAGACATTAAGTTGTATTGGTTTAGGGCAGTTTAAGGATGAATAAATAATGAGTAACGACCAATATCTGGGTAATCCTCTATTAAAAAAGGCGAATACGCCAATAGAGTTTACCAAGGATCAAATTGAGCAATTTATAAAATGTAAAAAAGATCCTGTGTATTTTGCGAAAAACTACATAAAAATTGTTTCACTTGATCACGGTCTTGTGCCTTTTAATATGTACAAGTTTCAAGAAAAACTTATTAAGAATTTCCATGATCACAGATTTAACGTATGCAAAATGCCAAGACAGTCTGGTAAATCTACCACTGTCGTTTCTTATTTGCTTCATTACGCACTATTTAATGATAATGTCAATATTGCGATTCTTGCTAATAAAGCGTCTACTGCTAGAGACCTTCTTGGAAGACTTCAATTAGCATATGAAAACCTACCTAAATGGATGCAGCAGGGGGTTTTAATATGGAATAGGGGTTCATTAGAACTAGAGAATGGTTCAAAGATTCTTGCTGCCTCTACGTCTGCCTCTGCGGTGCGTGGTGGTTCTTATAATATCATCTTTTTGGACGAATTTGCATTCGTTCCTAACCATATTGCTGAAGATTTTTTCAGTTCTGTTTATCCTACCATATCTTCTGGACAATCTACCAAATTAATTATTGTTTCTACTCCTCACGGAATGAATCATTTTTATAAAATTTGGCATGATGCTGAAAGATCAAAAAATCAATACATTCCTACCGAAGTTCATTGGAGTGAAGTTCCTGGTAGAGATCAGGTATGGAAAAAACAAACAATAGAAAACACAAGTGAACAACAGTTTCAAGTTGAGTTTGAATGCGAGTTCTTGGGTTCTATTGGAACATTAATCAATCCATCAAAAATAAAAACTTTGGTTTATGATGAACCAATCAAAAGAAGTGGGGGGTTAGATGTATACGAAAAACCGAAAGACGAGCATACTTATATAATGACAGTGGATGTTTCGAGAGGATTAAATAACGATTATTCGGCATTTGTTGTTTTTGATATATCAACCTTTCCTTATAAAATAGTAGCAAAATATAGGAATAATGAAATTAAACCAATGTTATTTCCAAATATAATTTTAGATGTAGCAAAAGCATATAATAAATCATTTGTGTTAGCAGAAGTAAATGATATTGGAGAACAAGTTACGAGTATTCTTCATTTTGATTTAGAGTATGATAATATTTTAATGTGTGCAATGAGAGGAAGAGCAGGGCAACTTGTTGGGCAAGGATTTTCTGGCAAAAAAACTCAACTCGGAGTAAAGATGTCAAAGACGGTTAAACGAGTTGGTTGCTCAAATTTAAAAACAATTATTGAAGATGATAAATTAATTTTTAATGACTATGAAATTATTAGCGAACTTACTACATTTATTCAAAAAAACCAATCATTTGAAGCAGAGGAAGGATGCAATGATGATCTAGTAATGTGTCTAGTAATTTTTTCTTGGTTAGTTGTTCAGGATTATTTTAAAGAAATGACAGAGAACGATGTTCGCAAAAGAATATACGAAGACCAAAAAGAACAAATAGAACAAGATATGTCTCCATTTGGATTTATTACTGATGGACTAAATGAAGAAACTTCTTTTGTAGACAATGACGGGGACCGATGGCACACTGATGAATATGGTGATGTCTCATATATGTGGGAGTACAGATAAAATTGGTAATTTATAAATACTTTTAGACAAATGAAGTTTCTTCAGAGGGAAAGGCATGTCGTTAAATTTAGTATCTCCAGGAGTCAATGTTAGAGAGGTTGACTTAACAATTGGAGGAATTACTGCATCTAGTGAGCAGGTGGGAGCAATTGCAGGACCATTTTCAAAAGGACCAGTTGACGTTCCCTATTTAATTCAAAATGAAAACGAACTACTAAAGACATTTGGAAAACCAATATCTAGTGATTCTCAATATGAATATTGGATGAGTGCTTCGTCTTATCTTTCGTATGGTGGAATACTAAGAGTCATTAGAACTGATGGAACTACTCTAAACAACTCAAATGCTGGAGTTGGTACAACTGCTACTGTAAAAATAAAATCATATGAAAATTATATTAATGATTATTCTACTGCAACTAGTTGGTACTATGCTGCTAAAAATCCAGGAAGTTGGGCAAACAATTTAAAGGTATGTGTAATTGATGCTTCTGCAGATCAAAGAATTGCAATTGGTACTTTTGGATTAGCAGTTGGATACGGCATTACTGCTGGAATTAGTACAACATTTGCTAGCATTGGCGTTACTACGACTACTACTGGGTATTTGAGAGGAATCGTCACTAAAGTCGGTGATCAATTTGTTGATGTAAAAGTAACAGATAGATTTGATAATACAACAGGATCTTCTAGTTTAGTTTCGTATTCTCAAAATAGTCTTAATTCTTTTTCATCTAGTTCTAATGATGTTTTTATTAAAAATAGTTCTGGAATTGCTACATCAATTGAAACTGTTAGATTTTATGGTTCTGTAAGTATAGGATCTACAGTTATCAATCCAGTAACTAGCGATCTTCCACTTCCAACTACTGGCGTAGATGCTGGATATGAAGTACAAACGCTTGGCATAGCAACAGTAGTAAACCCTACCACAGTTGTTGGATTTGGAACTACAACAGTAAATGGTGCTTTGCAAACTACCATTTTAATTAATGCTGGTGCTGCTGGAGTTGGAACGAATGTTCAATTTGTTATATCTAATCTAGCATCATCTAGTTATGATTTTACTACTACTCCAAATACGCCAGTTGTAGTTTCTGATTGGTATAATCAACAAACTCTTGGTCTTACAAACTCTACAGTATACTGGAAATCAATTGCAGAAAAACCAAGAACATCTCAATATGCATCAGAAAGAAATGCTCTAAATGACGAAATTCATATTGCAGTTGTTGATGATACTGGTACAGTAACTGGTATTGCAGGAAATGTTTTGGAAAAGTTTACCTTCTTATCCAAATCACTTGATGGAAAAATATCACCATCAGAATCTGTATATTACAAAGACTATATTGCAAACAATTCTGAGTATATATTTGCAGGAGTTGCTACTACTGGATCTGCAACTGGATTTACAGGAACTACAGTATATACTTCGTCTAGCGTTGGAAACTGGGGACAAAATGCTCAAAATGTAATATTCTCTGGAGCAGGAAATATTACATATAATCTATCTGGTGGTGTTGATTATTCTGCCGCCAATGGAATGTCTGCGACTCTTTCTAAGATTATTTCTTCTTATGATATTTTAACAAATCCTGCCGAATATCAAGTCAATTTCTTAATTAATGGTCCTTCTGGCGGAACATCAATTTACGAATCACAAGCAAAAGCAAATAAATTAATTGCAATTGCCGAACAAAGAAAAGATTGTGTTGCTGTAATATCTGCTCATAGATCAGGAGTTGTAAATATTACAAATACTGAAACTCAAACAAATAATATTATCAATTTCTTTGATCCAATCACTTCTTCTTCTTATGCAGTATTTGATAGTGGTTATAAGTATATGTTTGACCGTTTTAATAATACATTTAGATACATTCCTTGCAATGCTGATGTTGCTGGATTGATGGCTAGAACATCAATCAATCAATATTCGTGGTTCTCTCCTGCTGGAGCATCTAGAGGAGCAATTAATGGAGCTGTAAAACTTGCTTACAATCCATCAAAAGCACAAAGAGATATTCTTTAT